GAACTTAGTATCGTTCGGACTGGTCTGCCAGATCGCCGCGAGGTTCAACACCATCGATCCCACGCGAGGGTTCTTGCTGGGGTCCGTCATGACGATGGGCAGCAGGCCGTAGCTCGCGCTGTCCCAGCCCATGTTGACAGCATCGTTCGCCGCGTACTGCATATCGGCGACGAACTTGACCGGCGCGAGACCCTTGAACACCCCCGCGATCTTGTCCTGCGGCGCCGAGATCAGCGGTACGCGATCACACCAGTACGGGTTGCGCTTGACCGACAGGATCGTATCGCGCTCACCGCCGGCAAAGTAGATGCGACAAATGCGCTTCTCGTCGCCCTTCTTCAGATGTATCCAAACCTCGTACCCGATCAGCAGCGCCTGCCCTTCGCTCAGCGTGATGCCCGCCGCGTCAACGTGCTTCTTCACGACGTCGGGATTGTTCGGATCGAGCGCCTTCTTCATTTCCTCAAGGATGGTCTCGCCGGCTTCATCGTCGATCTCTTTGTCATCAATCATCTGGCGGACCTTCTCCTTGGTCCACCGCCGGATGATCGCCCCGCCGCCGCCCTGCGCCAAGGCGTGCTCAACGCTGTTCGCCGTCGCCGGAAACACGACCACGTCTGCGTCGGCAAGAACTTCGACGATCGGGTGCTGACTTTTCAGCTCTTCCTCGACAACGTCGTACTCGTCATCGGTGTCAAGATCGGGGTCATCGTTCTCAATCTCTTCTCCGTCGATCTCGATCGCCGTAGGCTTCTTGTAGGCAATGTATCGCGTGCTGTCAGCCCACGTCACATAGAGATTGTACTGCCCTTCGACGTCGCCATTCTTGCACACGGCCGGCGCCGCCTGGGTGCGCAGCCGCGTCCGACGAATGTAGTATTCGAGCAGCGCCATAAGCTCCCAGGGCTTCTCGTCAGACGTGATGACGTCTACGTTGCGACCGGAGCGGGGGAACATCTGGTTGACGAAGCGGGTGCGCCGCGCGTCGACCGCCGTCTTGACGATGGGGACGAAAATCTGTGCGTTGCCTGCGTAGTTCTGCCGCCCGGTAAGCTGGCAGTTGTAGCAGTCCCAATAGTCTAGCTGATCGTTGCCCCGGTCCCACTGCCCGCGAAACGCGGTCGCAGTCGTCTTCATCGCGTCAAGCACCTGCTCGCGAATGTCTTCGTCGCGGCACAGCTCTTCGTCCCGCTCCCCCCACTCGCTGTCTTCAGAAGCCGCGTCTTTCTTGCGTTCTACCGAAGCGTCATCGTCCGCCATGGTGCTGTGCCCGCGCTGACAAATACCGCCGACCCTGCGGGTCGACCGCGTAATTGCCTTCGCCGGCACTATCGCCCGAACCAGCCGCCACGGCAATAGTGCTTTCCAGCCCTTCCATTAGGACTTTGTAGGGTCCATCGTCGGCGATTTCAGTAACTCGTCCTGTATCCCCCACGGCGCGGGCATAACCGCCCGCCAATGCGTTAAGGGTCCACCGGGCTCGTGTTGACACGAGAAGAGCAGGGAAATTTCCCACCGTCCTGTCGATAAGATTTCGCAGTTCATCCCTCCCAGCAGGTTCCGCGCCGCCTTGGCTAATGCGCAGTTTAGCTCTTCGAGCTGCTGGCTGTAGTCCGATGCTGTCGAGACCAACGAAATGTCGGGACGGGGCGTAGGCATGGGTCGTTTCTCCTAACGAGGCTAGGCGGATATCTCCCGCCAGTGCGGGAAGAGTGGCGCCGGGATCACCTTCGGCCAGCCAGTCGCGGAGTACAAACACGATCCCCCCTCGACGTTGAAACAGAACAGCAGCTGTGTACTGTCTGGAAGCATTAACCGAAAGCACGCAATCGGCTCCACGTAGCAGCTCGACGTCTTCTTGGACATTCTTGAACCCGAAGTTGTCGTAGATCGGAAGGCCGGGCCGCATGCGCAGCGCGTAGGCTAGCGCATTGGCGACGTCATTCTTTCCAGTTGGATACGATAGCAGTTGCTGGAAGAGAACGGGGACGTCCTTCGCAAACTCGATCAGGCCGCTTAAAAAGAAGGGCTGCAAAGATCGGATGAATTCCAGCTTGCCGACAGGCGCAGGCATCGCAACTACAGGGATAATAGATCGTCGGAGTGTCATCTCCGCTCTTAAAGGCTGCAAGAGAAATTCTTCGAGCCCTTCTTTCTCGACACCAATCTTGATAGGCGCATATGTCTGAGCCGTCTGGAAAACATCGTTGATAATTTGGTCGGGCATCCATGCCTGCCCGTCTGCCTCCCACACGATCAGCTTCTGCCCTACCCATGAGAACACCACCTTGCCGGTGAGAGACGACGTCCGCTTGACCGTGCGCGCCGGGTCGTACATCGCATAGCACGGCTCCCATGTCCGCACGCGCAGCACTACCTTGAACGTGGCCTGCGTGAACACGCGCGTCGAGGGGTCGACTGCCTGCACCATGTACTCCTGCATGTACTCGTTGACCATGCCGGCAGCCTCGTACTCGGCTCGCGTCTGATCAATGTGCTTCAGCGAGAACCGCGACGGCCACGTTGCGCAGCGGACATTGTCAGCCTTGCGAATGAATTCCCAGGGGTACTCTCGGACAACCCAGCTGCCGGTCTTACGGAGACGAACAGCAAGGCAGTCCGGGTCAAGAAGGTTTGCAAGCATTCGCACCTTGGCTCCAGGAGCCAGCGCGGGCAGTAACGTTCGCATGATCCATCGCTGGACCTTGTCCCGGCCTTGAGGCGTCTCGACACTTTCTTCGTCTTCGACGTCATCGATCAACGCTCCATCCGGCCGTACATCGTCATGCTTCGTCCCGCGGAGAGATTGCAGGCGTCCAAATGCTTGAATAACGCAGCCATTCGTGAGGACAACTTTATCCTCGTTCCATACCGGTCCGTGAAGACTTCCGAACAGATACCCGATCCATTCGTTGAAATCGATCTCGTGCTTAATAGCCGCCAACCGCTCGCAGGCCCGCGTCGAACTTTCACCCACAATGATGAAATTCCTGAACCGTGCGAAACAAGCCGATAGGCAGACGTACTCTTCAGCGATCGTCGATTTTCCGGCGCCACGAAACGCCAGCTCGATAATTCGCTTCTCGTCTCCGTGAAGGTCATCGATCATCTCGTAATGGAAAGGCGGCGTCTCCTGCGGGTGGCGGTGCCCAAAGAGCGTCTGATGCGCCAGCCGGTGGTCCTGGGCCAGCTGGGCAATCAGACGCTCTTTGTCCGTGAGATCGGAAGGGAGCATCAACCAACGCCATCTTCGACGTCGATAATGTCTTTCGCAAGTTTCTCCAGCTCAGGGATGGCCGCCCGCATCTCGCCGGCCATCTCGTAGCATTCGCGTTCTTCTGGTTTTGGGCCGGGGCGAACTATTTCGAGAATGATGCGGTCAACAACAGCCATAACAATCTTTGCCGCCAAGGCTGTCCTCGCCTTTGAAAGTTGCGCTTCAGCGTCCAACCGTTGCTGCTGTTCACGGGCGATACGCTCTTCTCGCGCAATCGCCGAACCGAAATAGCTGCTGCCCATCTGCTATCTCCCGCGCTTCGCCCCGCGGCCCTTGCCGCCACTCGCCGACTTCGCCTTGGGCGACTTGGTCGGGGTGCCCCCGGGCGCCGTGCCCTGCTGTCCCCGGTTGAACGGCATCTTCTTTGGCTTACTGCCTTTCATCCTCGTGCTCCAAAGGGCGCGGGGTTGGTCGTCCGCGAGCCGAGCGCGCCTTCCTCGTCCTGCGTCTGCTTGGCGTCCTCGCCCGTGACGTCCTCGCCGCGCTTCTTCGCTTCCTCCCGCGCCTGCTGATTGACGTGCGAGGGGGCGTGCGGGTTGTAGCGATAGGGTTCGATCACGAATAAACCTCTCGGATGTTCTGGTGGAAATACTGCCCTGCGGAGCCGGCCGATGTAAAGCCGTCCCACACCGTCTCAGGCACATTCTCGTAGATGTAAGACCGACCCGACTTGAAGACGATCGTCAGCTCGTTGCTGTCGTCGTCCCACGTCGCGGAGAGGATCGAGGACGAATTCGTGAAGACGTGGGATCGAACTGACATGGTCCCTCTCGCGTTATCGTTGCGCACACTGTATGCTAGGTGTGTCAAGCTTGTCAACTGTACTACAACAGGAGATCTCCAAAATGTTTTCGATCAAAGAACAGGAAATCACCGACGCCTTCACCGGCGTGCAGCTGGCCATCGGTCGCCACCCGCTTCCTCCCGGTGTCGATCCCGACGACCCGAAGTCGAACGAGACGACGCAGTGGCTGCGGATCACCGCCAACGGCAAAGTGTCCACCGTGTTCTTCTATCCAGATGGCGGCGTGAAGAATATCCAGAACCACCCGAAGCTGCCAGGTGTGGACACGCCACAACCGAACGATGCGCCAGCACAAACCGGCGTCGGCAATGCTACGCCTCTCGGGTCGGACTGGCACGACGCGCAGGCAGCGCAACACCCGGACCCCGCGGCTGCCAAGGCAGAACTCGACGCGAACCGTGCGATCGGCGTTGCCTCGGGTGAAACGATGAAGCAGCACCGCGAGCGGGAAGAAGCTGCGGTCACGGCGAAGCAGGAAGCGCTCGACGAACAGCGGCAGGTGCTCAAG